TTGAACGGGTATCTAGGTGACGGAAAGTTTGTTGAAGGTGAAGAACAAAACTGTTGGGACATACACACCGCCATCTTTCACTTGAACAAACCGAAAGCATGAACAGACTGACCGTCAAATATAAACTGCACAAACTACGCACCGCACAAAACAAAACCCTGAAACCCCCAAGGGTTCTGTTTGTGGTAGTGAGACTGATAGGGAAACGGGAATACGGATACTGGCGTGGCTCAGAACGCAACAAAGGAACCACCTTCACCCCGAACCCTGACCTAGCATCGAAGTACCGTACAGAGCAACAAGCACAAGCAAACGCAGATAACAGCATGTTGTGGCGACACTGCAATTACAGGGTCAAGCAACTCAAAAAATAATCTGCTAACCTAGAAAGTGAACTGCCCCATTCCGCAAAGGTTTCCCCTTCCCTTGCGTTGAGTGGGGCTTTTCGCTATCTCCGACCAGCCCGTGCGTCACGCTGACGCGGAGTCAAACCACCAAACATACCGTACCTACGTATCTCATTCTGCTCTGCTTCCATAGCAAACTCTAAACATTTCGCACGAACAGAACACCTACCACAAACCTTCTTCGCTTCATCGAACAGCCCTGCATGGTTCACACCGATAGGAACTTCAGGGAAAAAGATGTCACCATCCATGCTACGACACGCTGCTTCGTCATACCAGCCCAGATATTGTAGTTTCATTTTCGTTTTCCCCTTCGAGGTTGTTCGTTTGCATAAAGTTTTTTATGGTAATGACACATGCACGGGCATCCTTCTATCTCAAAGTCTGTCCATATCGTTACCGCATTTTTGATTGTTCCGCAATGCGGGCAGATGCCCATAGGTTTATCAAAAGAAATGTCTGCTGTCAAATCGGTGCGTTCAACACGAACATGCTCACCCATGATGTAACTCGCGCATCGTTGCGAGTAGTTCACCCTTCAACTGTTCAATGATAAGTTCCAACTCTGCTATCTGTTGGCGTAGTTCTTGTGTCAGTTCAGTCGTCATCTTCCACTCCTCTTTCCCCACAAAACGGGGGTGTTGGTATCGGTGTGCGACATGCGCAAGGGTTGTTGCGTCTGCCGAGACTGGTCATCTGTTCCACTGTGCTTCGCGTACCATAGCGAAACATCCCAAGTACCCTGCCGCATCAACGAGACTGTCATGTGACCAGCGTCCTGCTTCCTGTGCTGTCCTGAGACGTGACAGTTTCACAGAAACCATAAACATAATTGCTTGCTCAACAGTGAGATGTACGCCTGTTACTGCTTCGAAGATGTCACGGGTTTGTGTGTAGTCCTCTAACGGGTGTGCGTATTCATCGTGGCGGTCGCCTGTGATGAGGTTGTGTGCTTCTAACAGGATTTCTGCGCCATCAGTTGATGTTGTCATTGAAAGGGTTCCTCCATAATGCTGGTGAATAATTTGATTCAATTGCTTCTTTGTGTTCTTGTGATTCGTAGCATCGCATCATATGGATGCAAGGGTCAGAGCCATCCTCGAACTCTGCTTCTTCTGTGATGGACATAGGTATCCCGTCATGTGTGGTGCACACTGGCGGAGATACATAGCCTGCACGTATGCCTATCTCTAGCCATGTCTCGAAGTCGAACGATACGAGTTCCATCAGAACGCTTCTTCGTCGCCGAGGAACGGTAGCCCACCCAACTTCTGTGTTACTTGCTTCATGTTCTGCTCTGTTTTGTCAGCGAACACGGCGTTGAAACGCATTGTCAAACCCACTTCGTCAGCCAAGATTTTCGTTGTCCAAACTTTCGTGCCATCCTTTTCATAGGAAGAGATGTCCAGTTTGCCCATCACTAGGACACGTGAACCCTTCTCGATGGATGCTGCCGCGTGCTCTGCCATCTGTCCGAAGACGGTGACGTTGTGCCATGTGGTTTGTTTCTTGTCATCTTTGCCTGATGTTGTGGCAACAGTGAAGTTACCTACCGCTACCCCACCTGCACTGTATTTCAGTTCGATGGGTTTGCCTGCATTGCCGATGATAGTTATGTTGTTCATTATTTGCTTCTTTCTTTTAGTGGAAATATGTTTGTTGCATTGCTGTTGTTGGAACGTTTCGTACATCTATGCGTTGGTGGTTCAAGAACACGCACATACGTGTAAAGAGTCATGCCGCATTGGTCGCAAAGCCATTCTGTCTTGGTACTTCCCTTCATGGTTTGACTATATCAGGGGGCGGGTATAGCCCACGGTCCCCAACCCCACCCGTATCTGTCCATCCCATACTGATGGATGGCAAGCCCTGCTGTGAGACAGATTCGTGGGATGAATAGGTCGGATGGTTTCAACAGAATGTTCTGCCGTCTCAACCATCCAGTCCATGAACCATTGACCTGAACCAAGCAACGGCTCCCCCCATTGGGGTCTTGTTTGTTCCATGCTGTGCTGTCCCCTCTGCTCTCTCTGTAAATCACGTAGTCCAATGTTTCTAAATCTTCTTCAGCCCAACCAACTTCCCGTGCCAAAGCCCACCACTGGGGTGCTAACGCTGTGTCTGGTATTGGTGGGGTGGGGATGTGTTCCCTGATGTTGCGAATGTTCGCGGTCGACGATGGGTTCCCTTCGGCTGGCGCTTCCGCCATTACTGCTGATGCCCCTATAAACATGAATCCTATGAGTATTGTGCTTGCACGTTTTAACATTGTTTCTCCTAATCGTAGGTGGATACTGTAAGCAACTCCTTCAGTTGTTCTGGGTATATGAGGAAACCTTTCGCTGGGTTGTCGGAGTGTTGCGCCGCAATGCGTACTGGTAGAACAGTGTGATTGGCTTTGATGTAGCGGCGTAATCTGCTGGTTTCTATTATAACAAATGCTGATGGTGCAAACAAATACACCCACCATTTCGCTTTACTTACAGCAATCCCTGACGCTTTCCACCCTGTGTTACGTGGGTTTTGTTCAAACTCTACGAACATACGTCCGTTGCGGTAACGGTCATACTTTACTTCGAATGAGCCGCCACTTAAATCAGAAAGAAACTGTCTAACAAGTTCTTCGCCTTCATGTCCGAACGCTAAATCTTTTGTGAAGTCAAACTGTTTAATGTCATGCGATGGTACGTATCCTTCGGTGCGTTCAACTGTCATCACGCATAGCATCTTGATAGCGCTTCAATGCTCTGTGCATAGGAGCCTCATCACCTGTTGGTTCAAGCCATGCTTCGTAAAGTTCTGTGGCAATTTCTTTCCACAAAACAATCTCGTCATCAAACTTGGTTATCAAATCGTATGCTTCGTTCAGTTCGCTGTCGCTCATCAGTAGCCTGCTTTCTTCAGTAGTAATAAAAGTTCTTCGAGTCTTATGACCGCATACTGGTCAGCAGGATTACCGTAACTGCGGCGCTTCGCAACCACAATCCCCATCTCTGCACCAGCGTTGATGCGTTCCACCTCAGCCTCATGCAACCACCCCGAAAAGTTTAATGTCTTATGGTTCTTGCACTCGAACACCAGACGCGGGTCGCACCCTGTGATGTCACCCTTATCTAAAGTTCCATGCAACGTGCGGCGTTCCGCATGAGGATAAAAGTTTTTTAGATAGTTAACTATAAAGGTTTCGAAACTGGTTCCTTTAGCGCGTTCCTTCGACACGTGCCCACTCCTCTGCCAGTAGTTGACGGAACAGTTTGCTTCTACCAATGCCACGTTCTTTGCATAGTTCAGCAATGTTTTCCATCTGGATGGTGGTCAACCTGAGCGACACCATCGCAGTGGAACGGTACTTACCTGACGGGTCTACGGTACGTGAAGCCGCCATTAGTTACCACCTCGCAGGCTGGTGAACGCATCACGCAACAACGGTAGTTGTGACTGCAAGATTTGTCCTTCCCAGTTCAACTTTGCTTTCGATGCAACAATCGCAGGGTCTAAATTAACCTTGTCGCACGCATCAACAAACTGTTTCACCTGTTGCTGTGTCAGAGCAGAATCTTCTGCTGGTTCCACTGGTGCAGTTGGCTTCTCTACCACTGGTGCCTTCGGTGATTTCTGCACAGGGATAGATGCAGGCTTCGATGTGTCATCCCATTCTTGTTTCGTCCACAACGACAGACAGATACCGAAACGCATTGCGGAGTTACGTAGGAAATCTCCGATGAGTTCTTTATCTACGTCAGCCTTGTCATGTTTGACTGTGCCAACACCAATCATGTCTTTGCCGTGCACTGTGAGGATGCCCCACATCACTGCCATACCGTTCACAACGGTGATTGCTGGTCGACCATTCTCCCAACCACATGGTTGCCATGACCACAACGGGTCAATCTCGATAAGGATTTTGGTGATGTCGGCATGACCCACGAAATCTAGTTGTGTGCCGCCACGTGGGAGTTTGCCCACAATGTTTTTATCTGGTACCGCATACTTGGTGAGGATGTCGGCTAACTGCTGTGATGTTTCCATTTCTTTCTCCTTCGTTAGTTTGTTTGATGTGTCTTTGAAACGATGATGGTCTACCATCGTTCACCCTTCAAAAGCAAGGTACGGTTTGTCACCTGCTTCGAATACTTTTCTGCAATCGCTGGCTCCATTTGCTTCAACGTTTTAATATCCAACGATGCCCACGACTTGCCCTTCCATGTGGCTT